CACCACCAAACATCTCATCTTTTCTGCTTTATCTACTGATGTTGACACTGAACTAAATACAAAGGCCATTTAATTATCAATAATATTCATAATCAAATAAACATACATTAAAATATTACATATTTTTTAAGAAAGATTCCAATTGCATCACTCCACCGGTGTTATATATTTGAGGTGTAGACGTACGTATTTTTAACTCGAACACAATCTCATTTTCGACATCATCAGGTATTTTTGCTAACAATTCCGAACAATTTGATACGGTACGGCCCTGAATAGTGGATTCGTCAGATATGCCTTGTTTGGTGGGGGTCAAAATATCAGTTTGTAAATCAATTTCAGGGATATATTTATCCAAATCGATTTTATCCACATCAAAAGACAAATAGGATCCCATATCATCCAAGGTTTTTTCAAATTTCACATACGGATAGGTTGTATTCGCCCCCCTACCACCATTATATACTTCATCGTGAAACATATTATCTAAATACAAGTCCAAATGAAATTCCAAATTTTTCTCATCTAATTTACTACAAAGACCTTGAATATAGTCTTTTATGATTTGTGGACGTTCATTTTGATATAATCGCAAATAAAAAACATTCTCAAAAGATTCCATTTTATCAATTTATATATATTAGATACATATACTTTATATGAAAAATTGAAAAAAACTATCAAACAAATAATAATCTCAGTAAGAGAAATTATTATTCAACAATGGTCAAAAACACAACTGGAGGAACAGGTACAAAAGGATTAGCTAGAAAGCACCAGCGAAATGCACGTGACGGTAAGTTGATCACACCATCAAGCGATTTAGAACAGATATGTTGTGTAACGAAAATGCTAGGAAACGGTATGTGTGAGGTATATACTGAAGATAACACGCGTTTGATAGCACACATACGCAACAAATTCCGCGGTCGTCAAAAACGACATAATATGATTAGTGTTTCTAGCATTGTCATGGTTGGACTTCGTGAATGGGAAAATCCAGTAAAGAACTGTGACATTATGGAAATATACAGTGATTCTCAGGTAGAACAAATAAAAAATATTCCAAGCATAAAAATGGAGAATGTGTTAAGACTCCGTATTGGAACACATGGGAACGTATCCAAAGATCAAGACGACATGCTTGATTTTGTAGAAGAATCTGAACCAGTCGAAGAGACAATTCCGTCCAATGATTTTACTGAGTCATTCACATTAAATAAAGTAGATGAGATCGATTTAGATGACATCTAAATAAAAATAATCATAACAAATTGCATGTAATTTTATAGAATTTGTATTTTTATTTTATTGCGCACGCTATTCTCATCTTCGAATAAAAACACCTTCACTGAACATGATTCATAATCAGACAACTCTTTATCAGAAACAGCCGGAAGAAATACTTGCAATTCTTTGATGAATATAGTATAATTAGTAACTGTCTCACTTTTTTTCGCTTCTATTACAATACCATTCATTATTTCATCCGACAATCTAGTATACTGACGACAAGAATATATCAATTGTATTCTGTTTTGTAGTTGCCGGGTATTTTTCGCGTAAGTATTCAACTTATCCAAATTCTCCATCCATGAAATTAAATATTTCTGCGCAGAGCTAGACAATCCATTTATACAATGACATCTATATAACAAAATCAACTGATTCATTAAATCTACATTTCTACGAATAGGACTGGTAATATGTGTGTATAATTCTTTATTCATAACGGCGTGTTTCAAATCATCTTCTTTACTATTTACATACTTAGCAGAAGCATTCTTGTAGTGAAACAATGTATCACATGTCTGCTTATCAAAATCAAAATGCATGCGTTCGTTGTATTTCAAATTCGATTTCCTGAAAATACCTATGTCATTTTTGTATAATACTTTTGCCAAATATGTATTTACTTGTACCATCCAATAAGACACAACATCATGACTATCGGACACGGACGAGTCTAACTTCTGGGTGGTTTGATATAAACGCTGATAACGTTCATTCGATAATAGACGTTCTTCTTCATATACATAGTTCTTGCGGATTTTGACAATAGCATTTCCAAACGTAATCTGTTCAAAATCTATGTTTCCATCTTCTAGCAATGGAAATCGAATAAACATGGTTACATTTGTCTGCTTCTGTTGCAACGAACACACTGTATCACTTAATATCAATGGTAACATCGTTTTTTTACAGTGAGGTAAATAGACGCTTGAAATACGGTCGGTTAAGTGATTCCACATTTTTAAATACTCCAACCATACAGCCACATTTGCTATATGGACAGTGACAACTGTTTGTCCATCTATATCCTCGATAGCAAATGCGTCATCGTAATCCGAACTTCCGTGAGGGTCAATAGAAAAAACATACTGGTCTGTTTTGTATTGCAATGTAAATTGTTTACTGTGACAAATTTCATCTATCATATCAGCATGACATTTCAATGTTTTCTTCAAATATTTATTCATATCCTTCATGGAATAATACAAATTATTTCCATGTAGCTCATACTCTGACAATGCATCTAACTCGTCTACGTTACCCAAGTTTTCGGATAAAACTCCATGTGGATGACGAGAATCCCAATTATGAAAAGTAAATAAAACATACTTATTCAAAACAACCTTCGAAAACTCGAATGTCACATCAGAAGGAACCAAAAACGCAGGTAACTTCGTATCATATGGGATGCATTTATACAAGAGTCTTTTTTTGTTCGCTGTACGTCCATATGTTTTATTATTTTGTAAAATGAGTACACCAGGAATATGTTTGGCATCGCGTGTAGGCGACTTTTGGATATGCACCTGGTTTTCATTGTCTAACGTAAACTCGTCTCCATGAAATAAAGCATTATCGATGGGGTCTATTTCTAACGTTGCCTTTTCAGACTGACCTTTTTCGGTATACATAAAGAATTCATAATCACTGTATTCACGATTATGAACATGAATAAAAAAAGTTGTGTTCATTGTTATTACAATATAATATATAATTTATGTTTATATCTATATCCTTAATATATTTTTCCAGCTGCGCATACGTATACGTGCAGAGCTAGATAATAAAGTATGTTGTGTTTGAGAATAATCCGTAATCAATAAATTATGTTCATAATGACGTAATACACGTTCGTTGAATAACGCTTCTGCATTATAAAAGGCTTCTCGTACATTGCTATCACTTTTATTCATGTGATATATCATACACCGATCAAAATCGTACGCGGCCAAGAGGTCTGCTTCTCGAACAATATGATATGCTAATTGATAATCTCCCAAATGAGGGAATCCATTTTGTTTTACCTTTGAATAAGACATTGTATTGATAATATTTTTGATTACGTTTATATCTTCTTGTGTCAAATGTTCAGTTAATACGTTATTTATTTCATTCAACCCACATTCAACATCTATGTATTTATTATCACACATATCATGCAGAATCGCAGACGAATAAATAATTGTCTGTTGTTTTTCCAAATAAGGATTTCGTTTCAATTCACTTTGATATATAGTGTGTGCATTATGTAAAACATTCATACTATGCGATAAACCATGTGATTCATCTATGTTATATTTTGAAATAGTACACAGTACAAAGTTGAAAAGGCGTACGTAAATACTCATTGTATCTTGGTAATGATTACAAGACAATAAAAATATATATACAAGATTCAATTTTATAACATATATTATCTAACAGCTAATAACTAACACCTAACAATCTGGCATTTGCAGCAATATATTACGAAATTCATCTATACGCTTACTATAATATTCACTCAATTCTCTATTACAACCCGCTTTGTTTATCATTATTTCATAATAGTTGCATCTTGTTTCTACAGATTGTCGTAATTTCTTTAATTGTATAAAGAATGCTTTTCTCTCCATAGAACACTCTCGAGCAGCAACAGTATCATACATAGCGGTGGTTGTATGATATAATAATTCATCATCATATCGTTTAGATGTTTTTATATGAATATGACTAGCACCATGTTTATGTCTATAATAATGCAAAGACCCGAGATATGTTGGTATGCAGCTTAGAGTAAATAATATAAGTCCGGTTGCCATCATGCCTTAGTTTATTTTTTTTTCTAGGTACATGTTTATATAATTTTCAATTTTATATTCAGAATAAATACTTATCAAAAAGTATAAAATTAACTCGTCACATCATGTATTATGCCTCCCAAATCCTATAAATTCAAAAAATCTACTACATACAAATCCAAACAAATTCACTCCGATCAACTATATGAAGCGATTTATTTGATTATTGTGGAATCGCCGTCAAAATGCAAGAAAATCGAGTCATATCTTGGCAATAACTATTGTTGTATAGCATCCATGGGACATATTCGTTGTTTGAATGGTTTGAAATCAATAGATACAAAGAATACATTCGAACCTTCCTTCGAAATGATACAAGAGAAACAACATCACGTCGATGAAATGCGCAAAGTGATTTCCAAGTTTGACCATAAAAATATTTATATTGGAACAGATGACGATAGAGAAGGAGAAGCAATCGGATGGCACATATGTCAAATTTTCGACTTACCGATTGAAACAACCAAGCGTATTATCTTTCACGAAGTTACGAAACCAGCACTGCAAAAGGCAGTAGATAGTCCTACTATATTGGATATGAAACTTATTAAAGCACAACATGCTCGCCAAGTTCTCGACGTAATTGTCGGATACAAGATATCACCGTATTTATGGAAATATTTATACAATGACAAAGAGAATGCTTTATCTGCAGGACGGTGTCAAACACCCGCTTTGCGATTAGTGTATGACAATGAAGAGTTAATCAAAAGTTCTCAGTCAAGTTCTCCGACCTTTAAAATCCATGGCAACTTTTTATCTGACAAGTTAGATTTTGTTTTGAAACACGATTTCGACTCGATAGAAGAGACAGAGGCATTTATGAAAAAGTCAGTAAAACACAAACATGTTCTCACAATAAATCCCAAAAAAGAATTACGACGTTCTCCTCCAAAGCCCTTGAATACGTCGGCTTTGCTTCAATTGGCTAGTTCTACATTGCATATGTCGCCTGGAGAAA